GGCCACGGCAACGTACAGCCGAGCTGGCTTGACCCGGTGGACGTGGCCTGTATCTGGTGGTCGGATAGCTCTGAGGAGCCGGCCGGCCCGCCGACCGGTTCGGAACGTGTCATCGAGGAGCTTTTTCTGGTTGTCGACGCCGCGCTGGTGGTCGATCATAGAGACAAATTCTCGGTTACTGGCCGGCGGTTCGCCGTTAACGGTTTGCCGAAAGAGTACGATCACGGCCCGTTCGGGTTTGCACCGACGCGCCAGGTTGTGGCGTTGCGGTCGGTGCGCTAGTGGCTAGATTCAAGGCGAACCGCGCCGGCTTCAACGAGTTACGCAACGACCCAACCTATAAGGCGATGCTTAAGCGCCACGCCGACGCTATCGAGGCCGCTGCCAATGCGATACCGCCGACGACGGACACCCCGCTCGAGGAGCCGTACTACAAAACGTACGACGGCTCCGACAAGAAGCGGGCCCGGTATCGGGTGGTTACGACGAGTATTCGCGCGAGCCGCCACGAGGCGAAAACCTTTGCACTAGAGCGGGCGTTGAGCTCCGATGGCTGACGACCTGTTGATGTTCCCGGACATGGACCGGGTTGCCCGCGCTTACCTGTTGGCCGGTTTGGCTGATCAGGGTATCGAGGGTGTTCCGGTGGCTACGCGCATCCCTTCGCCGATGCCCGACTGGTTTATTCGCGCCTTTGCGTTGCCGGGCAACGAAACCACAATGCGTACACAGTGGGTTCAGATCATCGTGCAGGTGTACGGCACCGACGATGAGTACACTTCGCAGCTTGCCCGCACGTGTGCGGCGATTATGCGGGCGGCCCCCGAAACGGCGGTCGATCTTTACGACAGCGGCGAACTGCTGCACTATGTTTCGGCGCCGGTCGAGAAGAACGGCCCGTTCCCGTCCGATGACCCGGACATTCCCGACCGTTCTCTATATCAGGTCAACATCACTTGGACTGTTTTGTCTCAGTCCACGTACCAATAATCAAACCACGCCAACACCTTTGGAGGAATAATGGCGACTACACAAGGCCACACGATTGGCCGAAATACCTTTGTCGGTACCCCTAAGGTTACCGGCGGCATCTGGTTGGTTCCGCAGAATGTGGCGCTGCCGACCGACGCGACCTCGGAGCGCCCGCCGGAGGCCGTGAGGTTGGGCGGTGTTTCAGATGAAGGCTACACCTACTCGGAAGAGCGCTCGACAGACAAGAAGATGGACTGGAACGGCGACAAGGTCCGCAGCCTCCAGACCAGCAAGGACGACGCGTTCGAGGTGACCTTCATCGAGTTCTTGAACCCGGCGGTCATGGGTGTGCTGTACGGCTCGGAGAACGTGACCGTGACCCCGGCTACCGCCACGGCGGGCACCGAGATTGCGGTTCGCCACGTCTCGGATCAGCTCGAGCATGGCTCGTACATCATCGACACTTTCGACGGAAAGACTAAGCGGCGCCGCGTCATTCCGGATGCGCAGCCGGCCACCATCGAGCCGATTGTCGAGAAGCCGGGCGACTGGTCCGTGTACAAGGTGAAGTTCGACATCTACCCGGACTCGCAGGGTGTCACCAGCTACAGCTACACCGTTCTGGACGACGCCACCGGTACCACGCCGCTGGGCGTGAACGCCAAGGGCGAGACCGTGCACGACACCGCGAAGGCGGCCAATAAGGACCGCGTCGCCGGCGTCACCGCCGAGGACAAGGCGGCCGAGAAGGTCGAGCCCGTCGCGGCTGTCGCCGACAAGGCACCGGTTACCGCTCCGGCTCAGGCCAAGTAGTAACCCGGGTTACCTCCCCCGCCGCATTCACCTCGACGCGGCGGGGGAGGTTCAACCAGCCGAGGTGAGCCGAGGTGGACTATGACTAAGAAGACCGAGACTGCCGACGTGGTCGACACCGCGCCGGAGACTGAGACCCCCGCGCCCGTGGTGGAGAAGCCGGCCAAGCCGGCGCCGAAACCGAAGCCGGGCGACGAGGACTACGACTGGTCCGCTGAGTACGACGGCGGGCCGGTGTACCTGCACACCTTCCCCGACGGAACCGTGGTGGGGCTCAAGCCGTTTGGCACCATCTACAGCAAAACGTGGCTGTATAAGGTCCGTAACGCCACGTCGGATGTGGACCTGGAATTCTCGGCGTTGGACCGTGGCTCGTGCCCGGCCGCCCGCCGCGTGCTCGAGGGGCTCGACGATACCGAGGGCGACCCGCTGAGCGACTTGTTCTCGGCGTGGGCCAAGGCGGGCACCGAAGGGTTAACCTCGGGGGAATAGCCTGGCTGGTTCGCACCGCTACGGGTGAACTGGCCGACGCTGTAACGCGGGACCTGCTTACGGACCGTCTCACATTTGACGAGTTGGGCTGGCGCGGGCTGTGGTGCTACATCACAGCGGCGCCGCCCGGCACCGCTATCTATCACAAGCGCAACGAGGGCTGGACCATCGGCGACCACCTCGCCGCGGAGCAGTTGTACGAGGCCAGAAAACTCGGATGGCGTTACACCGCTCTACATTTCAAGGGCGGCAAGGATATTCCGTTCCCGGATCAGATCGCTCGGCCGGGGTTGGAGTTGCCCGAGGTGTACGACGGCCCCACGTGGGAGACCGCCACGGCGGACGATATCGAAATCGCGCCGGAAGTTATCGCGTTGTTTAGGGAGGGGTGATTCGCCAATATGCCAGAACTGGGTAGTGCGTGGATCAGCCTGACGGTATCAACCCGAGACGTCGAGACCGATATCCGCAAGGCGGTCAAGAACGCCGAGAAGTCGGCGAAGATCGCGCCCGACGTCGACGCCACAAAAATGTCCGGCAAGGCGCGGACCGCGGGCTCCCGTTTCCGCCAACTGTTCACCAGTGCGGCGAAATCCTCCCCGGACGTCGATACATCACGCATGACGGCCAAGGCCGCGTCGGCCGGCCAGGAGTTCGGGTCTAAGTTCTCGTCCGGCGCTAAGGCGGGGCTTGCCGCGCTGGGTGCCGCCGGGGTGGCGTCGACGCTCGTAAGCCAGTTTAAAGAAGTCATGAATGTTGGTATGGATTACACCAACAACATGAACACCCTGCAGTCGGTGACGCGTGCGGGCGCCGATGAGATGGCCCGCGCGGGGGACATGGCGCGGAAACTCGGCCAGGATGCAAGCCTGCCCGCGGTGTCGGTCAACGACGCCGCCGCGGCGATGACGGAACTAGCTAAGGGCGGTTTGACTCTTCAAGAGTCGATGACCGCGTCGAAGGGCACACTGCAACTTGCCACGGCGGCGGGTGTGTCTGCTCAGCAGGCCGCCACCATTCAGGCCGACGCGTTAAACACTTTCCAGCTCGGTGCGGACCAGGCCAACCGGGTCGCCGACCTGCTGGCTAATGCGGCTAACGCGTCCAGCGGTGAGATAACAGACTTTGCTCAGGGTCTCGCGCAGGCCGGCTCGGTTGCGGCCGGGTTCGGGGTTCCAATCGAGGACACCGTCACCTCTTTGGCGATGTTCGCGAAGATGGGCGTCAAGGGTTCCGACGCCGGAACGATGATGAAGACCTCGCTGCAGGCCATCACAGACAAGGGAAACCCCGCGCAGGGTGCTATTAAAGCGCTCGGCCTCGAGCTGTACGACGCTAACGAGCAGTTTGTCGGCTACCCCGAGATGATGAAGCAGGTAGCTAAAGCTTCAAAGAATATGAGCGAGGAGCAGTTCCAGTCGGCCACGGCGGTTCTGTTCGGCTCAGATGCTATGCGGGCCGCGATGATTGCGGCCAACGGCGGCGCGGAGTCGTTCGACGCGCTATCCGCTGAGGTTCAACGGGTGGGCGGCGCGGCCGAGGTTTCCGCCGCTAAGACTAAAGGTTTGCCGGGCGCGTGGGAGCGCGTCAAGGGCGCGCTTGAGGGTGTGCAGCTGCAGGCTTATGACCTCGTGGACGGTCCGCTAGAAGGTTTGGCCGACACCGTAACGGCGGGACTTAACAGCCTCGGCAATGCGGGCGATTCGTCGACGTTCCAGAAGATCGCCGACGCGGTCAAGGAGGCGGCGCCGGGGCTCGGCGACATTGCGGTTTCTTTGGGTAAGGCTGCCGGCACTATCGGCGGCGCCGCGTGGGGTGTGTTCACCACCGCCCTCGAGGCGGCCGCGGCCGCGTTGAAGATCCTCGCGCCACTACTTCGCAGCGTCGGCGACTTTATGCGCGACAACCAGACGCTGGTTACCACTTTTGTTGCCGCGTTCGCGGGGTTCAAGTTTTTACCGGCGGCGCTGTCCCCGGTTACCACGGCGCTGGGCAACCTCACGACGAAGGCAAAAGGCGTCAAAGGTGGCGTCGCGAATATGGCCGACTCGTGGAAAACGATGGTTGGCTACTTGCAGCAGAGCCGCCCTGAACTGTCGAAGACTGAGGCCCGGCTGACGTTGCTCCGCGACGGCGCCAAGGGGGTCGCCACCAACGGTTTCGGCGCCATGAAGACCGGAATAGGTAACCTGGTGGGCGCTCTCGGCGGCCCGCTCGGTATCGCTCTGGCCGGTGGTGCCGCCGCGTTTGGTTACATTGCGAGCAAGAACGCCGAGGCGACCGCGGCGGCGGCGACTCACAAAGCGACGGTCGAAGAAGAGGCCACGTCGCAGCGCGACCTGACCACGGCACTGCTGGGCACCGCCGGCGCGTGGGATGAGGTTACTAACGCCGAGGCCCGCAACCGCGTCAAAGAGGCTGTCGAGGAGTTGGGGACGCCGACGGCGGCGCCGTCGTTCCTCGATAACTTCCGCGACGAGGGCGGTTCACTGCTCGGCGGTCTAACCGACTGGTCCCGCACCACCAAAGCTGAGGCGATGGAGGCGTCGGCGAAACTCCGCGCCGATGCCGCAGCCGCAATCAAAACTCTAGTTCCCGATGAGGGCGCGCTCACTGATCAGATTAAGGGCGACCAGGCGCAGTTCGACGCGCTCGTTACTTCTCTGCAGAATCAGGGCGAGGCCGGCCAGTTGGCCGCAACGAAGCTACGCGAAACCCGCGCGGCGATCGTGGAGGCGTCGGAGTCCGCGGCCACGGCCGCCCCGGTGCTGTCCCGCATGGGCGACGGCACCAAGCAGTCCGCGGAACAGTTGGAGAGTTTCGCGTCGAAGGTCCGGGTCGCGTTCGAGGCGGTCCCCAAAGATGTTCCCATTAAGGTTGATACGCCTAACGGTCAGCTTGTTTTAGAGACTTTGCAGAAGTTGAAAGCCGACGTCGAGGTTATCCCCGACACTAAAGAAATTGGGATTAACGCCCCGAATTCCAAAGAGGTCACCGACGCGCTGGCCGCCATTGGCGTCCTGGTCCGCGAGGACAACGGCAAGCTGATCATCGTTGAGCAGGAGGGCGCGGAGCAGGCCGGCGCTGAGATTGACGCCGCCGCGAACAAAGAGCGCGTCGCCAGTATCAGCGTTATTGCCAAGTACGGCGAAGGCATCGTCAACGACCCGGCGATACAACAGCAGTTCCGCAACGACCTAGCCGGCGCTTTCGGTCGCGGCCCGGTTACCCCCCGCGCGGAGGGCGCTATCGTCCCCGGTAGCGGTATGCGGATGATCGACAAACCCGAGCAAGCCGATATCTATGACGGCGTGGGCGCCGGTACTGTCTTTGCCGAGCAGGAGACCGGCGGCGAAGCATACATCCCGCTTGCCCCCGGTAAGCGTGGCCGGTCTACTGAGATTCTCGCCGAGGTGGCGCGGTTGTTCGGTCTGACCTTGTCCGCTCCAACGGGTGCTAGTGGTGGAACGGTCAACGTCGGTGGCGGCGGCGGGGACCTAATCACCAGCCTAAGTACCGCTGTCACGGCGCCGATTGTTTCCGCGCTGGAGCAGTTGCGGTCCGCCCTGGTGTCGTCGAGCTCGTCGCGATACACCAGCGGTTCACCGCTCCCTGTCTCCATGGCCGGCGGGTTCGACGCCGCGTTGCTGTCGCGGGTTCCCGCGGGCACCTACTCGCAGACGCAGGCCGCCGACCTCACCAAGGGTCTGGGCGACTGCTCAAGTGCCGTTGAAGACCTCGTAAACATCATGGACGGTATGCCGACGGCCGGCCGATCCATGGCTACCGGCAACGCCGCCGAGTGGCTGACCTCGCGTGGCTTCAAGTCCGGACTTAAAGACGGCGCGTTTAACGTCGCATTCAACGACACTCACATGCAGGCGACCCTCCCGGATGGCACCCCCTTTAACTGGGGTAGCGCCGAGTCCGCGGCGGCCGGCGGTGTGGGTGGCACTGGCGCGATGGATCCGGGGCTGACGCAGCGTTACTACCGGGACGTTAACGCGACGTGGGAGACCCTCGCGCAGAGTGGCGACGACCTTACAGCCGCTATGGATGGTAGGACCGCTGCCGAGCAGGCGCTCACCGATGCGAACGCCACCGAGGCTGAGCAGGCCGACATCGGCGGCTCGGAAGGCTCGTCGCTGGGCCAGTCGTTCGTTAGCGGGATGCTCGAGGCTATCGGCCTCGACGGTTCCGTTTTTAGCAACCCGTTTGAGTGGTCGAACGTGAAATCTGGTATGGCTCTGGCCAACTGGGGTGGCGGACTGCTTAAAGGCTTTATGGGTGGCGGCCAGGAGGACGGCGCAACCAGTGTTGGCGGCGGAATGGCCGGCGGCGCTCTGGGCGGTATCGGCTTACCGAATATCGCCGACTTCCTTAAGCCCTTGCCGGGTGGCTCGATTGAGCCGGCGCGGATGCCGGATGCACCGCACCAGGGCGGCGGACAGCCCGCGGGCCCGTCCGTTGTCGTCAACGGAAACGTGGGGATGGACCCGCGACAGTTCACACAACGTGTGGACGCAAAACAAAACCAGGCGTACCGCCAACACATTTCAACGGTTAGGCCAGGATGAGCCGCGAAGATAAGCTCCGGTTTGATCAGTGGTCGCGGTTTGATACCCGCCAAGAGGTAACGCTCGGTATCGACGAGTGGACCCGCCCCGACGGCTCGGTTATCTATCAGCCGGTGTCTGATCGTCACCCCGGCTGGCAGCGGTACACCTCGTGGAACGACCTCGGACCCTGGGGCCGGCAGTTACGGGCCCGGAAGACGAAGGTCGTCTACGTCTCCCCGGACGGTAATAGGCTGTGGAATCTGGCCGGTGACTGGGCCGGCAAAGAGGGTGTAGTCCTCGCCGAAAACCTCAGCGGTTCAATGCATATGCCCTTCGAGCAGCGGTACACGTCCGGCTCGTACGCTCTGGGCGAAGAGCTCGAGCGCACCGACTACCGCAAACGCGTGTTTCAGCTGGGCGTGATTCTCGCCCCGCACGTAAACCTGCTGGCGCGTAAACGGTTCCCCGATAACGAGTTCGCCTACCGCATGTTGGAGGAAAAATGGTGGAGCGATTGGCCGGAGAATCACCGCGCCCCCGCCGGCTATTGGGGCCAGTACACCAGAACGCACGGCTGGCGGTGGATCCGAGTTAGGCAGGGTGAGGCCAATGATCAGCCGCTCGCACTGGACCCCGTCGCCTATGGCAACAACGCGCAAAGTTGGGCTATGACTCTGCACGCAAGTTTCCCGTTCTACTCGAAGCGGCCGTATACCAAGCTGTGGGTTAACAACGAGGCGAACGCCCGCACCGCCGACGGCAACAACCTCGGCGTACTGAACTTGCCGAACCGCGGCGACTGGGACCAGTGGCCCAAGTACATCGTCGAGGGCGCCGGCATGGTCACCATTCAGGACGGCATCACCCCGCATATGGTGGAGCTGCCGGAGATATTCGAGTCCGACGGCGCCGTGCTGGTGGACACCGACCCGGCCAAGCGAACACTTACCGCGTCGACAGATCCGGCGGATAACGCGTTCTTCCAGTTGATCCGCAACAGTGAAATTCTCGATTATCTGCTGGGCGATATCACTAACGCGGACAGCGGGTTACCGGTTGGCCGGCGCATGCCGGGCGGTATCGGGTTTAGCTCTCCACTGCCGGCGAAAGCCAACACCACAGTTAGAGTTACGCACACCAACCCGCGCGGGAAGATCACCGCAATTGTCCCGCAGTGGTACAAGATGGGCTTTGCCTGATGGGTGGTTTCACCGCCCGGCCGGCTCGGCCCGAGGTGCGTCTCATCACCGAGGCCAACGACGCGGTCACGAAGTGGCGCCTACTCGACGCGCGCCGGCAACTGGTGCTGGACTCGAACCGGCAGCGCCCCCTAATCCGGCTGTGGGATAAGCGGTTCTCGTATCTGGGAACTGTGGTTTCTGAGCGTTCCGCGGAGTACGGCCGGCTGATGGACGACTCGGCAACGATAACGATGAGCCTCCCCTGGTCCGATTGGCTGGCCGATCTCGTCGCCCACAAAACCAGGGTCGAAGAGGACCTCCACATCACCGTGGACCCCAACCCGAACAACCGCACATGGCGCACACGGCTCGGCTACCGCGTGACCGCGGTTCGCGCGGTAAAAAATGAGGATGGCACTAAAACTGTTGAGCTTGAGGGAATCTCGCTCAGGGAACACGCCAAGCACCTCAGGATAGCTAGTACTCCCGTCTGCCCGCCAGAATTTCAGCCCATTAAACAGTTTTTCTGGTTGCAGAATCTCAGGTCCGGTCTGGCGTTTACGACGTTTATAAACTTGGCGCGGAACTATTGGCCGTTTCTGGCGGTGCCGATATCGCTGATGGATCCGATTAAGTGGGCGACGACCCGCGCCGGCAACATGAGCCCGCTGCACTGGCCGGTGCAAGTGCAGTTTGTGAACTCGCTGACCGACACGAGTCGAGTTGTGCCGATTGCCTCCCGGTGGGGCGACTTGCACAGCGTGGCGGAGCCGTTGATGGAGGATGCCGGCGTCTGCCTGGTGGACTACATCTGGCTGCCGGAGGACACGACGAGCCCGCACCCGGAGCTCGCCGCCATCATCGGTGAGGAGGCGGCCCGCCCCTCCCGCGCGTGCGTCGTTCTCGCTTTTGAAGACAAGAGCGGAATAGTTGGGATGACCGGTACGCCCATTGACGGCGTTCTTGATCTGATATCCGCCACCCTCGATGACACGATCACTGAGGTTCTGTTGCCGCGGGATGCTGACGGCGACGGGATAACAGATCCGTTCTTCCGGCAGCTTGTGGGCGCGGCACCAGATCAGCCGTCGCTGGTCTGGCGGGACTGTGAGTATTCCGGCCTGACTCAGAGTGAGCACAAGTTGCAGCGCGCCACCTCCCAGAGCGTGTACACCGGGGGGCAGAGCCCGACGTGGCTCAATCAGGGAATTCAGTTTGCCGTCCGCTGGGCTCTCGCACAGATCGACACCACCATTACCACCGGGACCGGCCAAGACCTGCAGATCCCGCTCACATCTGGACTGAACGAGGTCTATCAAGACCAGCTGGCAAACGTCCTAATCGCGTTCCAGAAGTTCACAAATCCGAGAACCGCTGTGTGGCTTAACGATTACGCCTTGCTTGAGGGTTTCGAAAACGGCAACGGCACCGCATACGTTATCTCCTCGGCTCTGACGTTGCGGCAGGGCTTGTACAAGCGCTCCCCGAAGGTGTCGTTTACGATGGTTGCCCGCGACGGTGAGCCCTGGTGTTATGGATACGACTTTACGGTCGGTGACCGTGGCCTCTTTGAGATCGACTCGATCTATTACGCCGAGCAGATTCGCGGGATGCGTTGGAGTTACAGCCCGGACAGCGCCGTTGCCTCAGAGATGATGATTGGCAAAGACGGCGAACGCGACCCGTTCGACGCCGGCATGAAAGCCCTAGCCGACGGCTGGAACGCCATTGGGACTCTCATTGGTGGCGCGGCGGTGGCAGAGTGACCGCCACTCAACCGGAGCTGTCGGCCGCAATGCGCCGACTGGTCGACGCGCTGCAGTTTATGCGCGGCCCGACGGGTGAAGTTCTCTATGTCGGCGACAAGGCGTTGCACATTGCGTGGCATCTTGCCCGCGCCGGTGCCGACGTTGAACCCGACCGGGCCGTCATTAAGCCGCGCACTATGCCGGCAGGGCCCGGCCAGATAGCTGGCATGGTTGATTGGGTGTCCGTCGACAGCCCCGACACCGACATCCCCGGCGCTATCACCGCGGTGGGGGAAATCCCCGACCCGGCAACACTTTACGACGCGCTGCCCTGGACCGTCCGCACTAAGATTGAGGGAGCTTTTTCATGACCGCACCTATCCCCGGCGACCCGGTTTACCTGGGCTCGTTTCTTGCCAACACCCACTGGTACGGCGTCGTGGGCGACGGCGATACGCCGGCCATGCAGGTTGCCACCATGGAGGCCGTCGGGCAAGACGCCGTGGTGTGCCTCGACGCGTTGAAGGGTGACAAAGGCGAGAAGGGCACCCCCGCCGATATCGTCCAGATGCAATACGACGTCCTCGTCACCAAGCCGTCCGACCTCCCACTCGATTTGAACGGCACGAGCGACGTCGGCAAGGCGTGGTGGATCGACAACCTGGTCTACGTGTGGACCGGCGACCACTATGAAGCCAAGGCCATGGGCAGCCCCGGCGTACCGGGCGAAACCCCACAAATCACCGTAACGACGGAACTCGTACCGCCGGAGGAAGCGTCAACGGTCGAGCAGAGCGGAACCACGCTCAACCCGATGCTCAATTTTAAGATCGCGGCACCGCGTGGGCCCGCCGGCCCGGCCGCCGCTATCCAACTTGCCGAGGACTACGACAACACGCTACCGCCGCTGAACGGTCAGGTGGTGACGTGGAACGGTGAGAAGGATCTGTTTGAGCCGTCGGACTTTCCGACCCGCCAGCCCAAGCTGTACTCGGTGCCGGAGGCAGCGTTTACCGACTTCACCGGCATGACTCAGCGGCAGAGCATCCTGAGTTTCACTGTGCCCCCGCAGGATTACGACTGGGTGCCTTTCGTTAACGGGCATATAAAAGCGTTTGGAATCGAACTGTTCGACTCGGACCCCATGACCATCGGTTGTGAGGTTCGCGTCGGCGACCCGACCTCGGGTGTCCTCGTGGCTAGATCGTTTGGCACCGTGGCGCATTGGACCACCATCACCCCGCACTACTCATCTAACGATGACCCGACAGCGGCGGTCGCTCCGGGTAACGGTGTCGCGGAAATCAAAGCCGGCCAGCCCGCCACATTCCACGTAAACTTGGTTAACGACGGCCTGCTCGGGACGTACAGCTACAACAAGACCGGGTCGCAACTGACTATCGTCACGTTCCCGCAGGGCTGACGCCATGGTCTATCAGAAGACGTGGACAGTTCGTGTCCCGGTTCTCCCCGGCGACGATACCGAACTTCTGCTGTGGCTTATGCGTGAGTCCGCCGAGAAGACCGCCGCAAGCTACCTACTGCGCGTCGTGGAGTTTGAGTACGTCGGCACCGTTGACCCGCTGGACATTCCGCCGCGCGGGATCCGTCAGCTAGGGCCGGCGTACGACGGCGCAGAGTTCCGCGAGTTCCGTGTGGTGGCCGAACGCGAGGTGCCGCCCGATGCCTAAAACTCTGGACCTACGTCAGATCACCATCACGCACGACCCAAACCAGCGGATCATCCAAGAGTTGCCGCGCGTGCCGGACTTCGTGCCCCCCTTGCTATCTGGCGCTCTGGCTCTGGCTCAACAGATCATCGACGCGTTGGTGCAGGGCTTTTATGGTTGGACCGAAACCGGGTTTGGCGCTGACGCTTTGCGAACCGTGACCAACGCAATCGGCGTCGGCCTGGGTGCACTGAATCACCTCGTTATGCGGATTGAGGCGCTCGAAGGCAAGCTCGTTGGCGCTATCGAGGACTTCGCACAGGTCGCCCAGGACGTGGTTACCGCGCTCGACCCGAAAAAGTGGCTGCAGGTTGTAGCCGGTGCCGGCGGCGGCATTATCAATATCGGTACGCAGGGCTACGCAGTTTTTCAGCCGCTCGAGGACACCGTCAACAAGGTGGCTGCGGCAATCCATAAGACAGTAGCGACCTCAGACCTGTTGAAGGTTTCGACCGTTATCTCGATGCCCGCCAATGTCGGCCCCTCGTCCGGCCGCCAGTCCGCCGCAAACACCATCCTCGCCCGCGTCGACAACCTAAACCCTCTGTCTAATAACGTGTTTGCGAAACTGAACGACAACATGGCCACGGTGGGATTCGTGCGCGACGGGGTGACCACCGTCCTCGGAACCGTGAACAACGTGTTAAAGAACGGCAGCACTTACACACTCGACGTGACCGAGGAAAGAACCTTCACCCTGTTTGAGAATTCCCGGCCGGTGCTGACGGTGGTCGACACCGCGGCACAGTCTGCGCTTGGTGCCGCGTTCCGCTCTACCGGTTTTGGCACCGTCGCGCCCAACGCTACGTCCCGTCCCGGCGTCGTCGCCAGCTTCGCCTCGTTCATGAAAGGCCCCTAATGGTTGACCCCGCGACCGTCAAAGCGGTTACCGCCGTTGTCGGCGATCTGTCCGAGGATCAGGTTAGGCGGGTACTCACCGCCGTGGAGAGTCTCCGCGACGGCGCCACCGCCGGAACGATTGTGCAGGACCCCAAGACCGGCGCTGTCGCGCTGAGAGTGTCTGAGGGTGGCGTCGATTACTGGTCGGTGACCGACCCCTCGGGTGCCTACTACCGCGATATGCAGCCCCAGTTGAAGGGCTGGAAAGAAATCACCAAGCCCGCCGCCAAGACCGAGAGGCCCGCGAAATGAACCGAGAAGCCCCCGCGAACGCCGAACTCGTATTCTTTGCCGTTACTTGCCATCTGGCGCCGCTTGTCGCCGATACCTCCACGGATGCTGATTACAACCCGGGCGTCGCCGGCATCACTGCCACGGTGGTGCTGACCCCTCGGCTTAAGGCCGGCGAGGTAATTCACGCGCACCAAGCCTCACCGCCGACCGGTTTCTTGCCGTTGCCGGTGGTGGCGATCATCGACACCGACGGACTGTTGAAGCTCCGCACGACCCCCGACAACGGCTCCACACCCATTGCCGGCGTTGATAAACTCCGGCACCGTATCGCCGCCGACAGTCGCCGGCCGCTTCCCGCGGCTGAGGTGGGTACCGCGGAGTACGCCCCGGTTAAGTTGCTCGGCAATTCGCCGGCGCTCGAGCTGGAATCGCCGCTCTACTACGACTTCTCCTTTAGCAACGTCAAGATCGACGGTCAGGCTAGCTCGTACTCGATCACCGGCGGCACGTTCGAAGCGCCGTCGGACCCCAACACCATTATCGACTTGCTCGATTGGATGCCGCTACCGTCGGGGCCGAACGCTTCGGGAATTATTCGCGGCCCGGCTGGGGAGCCCGGCGAGCAAGGCCCGCCAGGGCCCGCAACAATCTCAGTCGGTACCACCACAACCGGCCTGCCCGGCACCGACGCCACGGTCGTTAACACCGGCACAGACCAGGATGCGGTGCTGGCGTTCACGATTCCCGCGGGGCAACGCGGGTTGACCGGGGCGACGGGCGCACCAGGCCCCGTGGGGGCAACGGGCCCGCAAGGCGTCAAAGGGGATACGGGGGCGGCGAGTACGGTCCCGGGCCCGCAAGGACCGGTCGGCGCAACGGGTAGCCAGGGTCCAAAAGGAGATACCGGGGCGGCGAGTACGGTCCCGGGCCCGCAAGGACCAGCAGGCGCAACGGGCAGCCAAGGTCCAAAAGGAGATACGGGGCCGGCCGGCCCGCCAGCTACGTTGCCGGTCGCTACGGCCAGTGTTTTGGGCGGGGTGAAGCAGGGGCAGGGTGTCACCATAGGCCCGGACGGAACCCTCACCGCGGCCGGCGCCGTGTCGAGCGTCAACACCCGCACCGGCGCGGTTGTTTTGACCAAATCCGATGTGGGACTTGCCAATGCGGACAACACTTCCGACGCTAGCAAGCCGATCAGCACTGCCACCGCGGCCGCACTCACAAACAAAGTCTCCGGCGCCACGGCGTCAGGGCCTAATGCTCTCACGCTCTGGGCGGGGACCAAATCGCAGTACGATGCCATAGGCAGCAAATCCAGCACAACGGTGTACGTTGTCACTGGCACCACAGCACTAGTGACCGACGCGGTCCACGACGCACTCGGCGTCGACACCGGCGAAGGCGTTGCGGCCGAATGAGTTTCGGCTGGGGCGCAAACGACGCGAGCTTAGTTAGCGTCGGCTCTACGCCGGCAACCGCGGTGTACTTGGGAACTCAGAAGGTTTGGCCGGTGTACGTGCCGGTGGAGTCGCCCTGGTACACACCCACACCAGGCAACCCCGGACCCGCAATCCTAATACCGTGGCCCGCCGGAGCGGCTGTTGTCGAGCCTATCTGCATCAGCGGCGGCGCAGG